AGCTGGTTGGGGACCAGCAACAGTAAATTTTGTAATGTCTTCTGACTTTGATTCTATATTGGAATTCCTTTATAATGAATCAGTTAGTGGTAAAAAGTGGACCCCACAGATAAAGAATCTATTCAGGGCATTTGAGGAATGTACCTATGAAAATACTAGGGTTATAATACTCGGTCAAGATCCTTATCCCCAAGTAAATGTAGCCGATGGTATTGCCTTTAGTTGTAGCATGTATGGTACAATAGAGAAATCTTTAAAGTATATGTATGACTCTATAGAAAGAACTACAGATCAAGAATTAGAAAGGTCACCAGACCTAACAAAATGGGCTAATCAAGGAATGTTAATGCTAAATAGTGCATTGACTACGACAATCAATAAACCAGGTGCCCATCAGTTAGTTTGGAAACCATTTACGGCAGCAATTATTGATCATCTAATTTGGAATAAACCAGGTTTGATCTACGTATTTCTTGGCAAAAGAGCACAGGAGTATGCTGATATGATACCAGATAATCATTATAAAATTTTTGCTACGCATCCTGCAAGTGCAGCTTATACTGGACAAGCAGAATGGGATTGCAATGATTTATGGAATAAAATAAATAAAGAACTGGAAAGAAATGGGAAAGAAAGAATCAAGTACTAAAAACTATGTACCTCTACCTGATAAGATATCTGTTCGTGGATATTTAGATTACAAATCTGGTGAATATATATTTATTGTTTTTAGCAATAAAAGATATGTTCAGGCAAAGGGATTGTATGACGCTCTATCTATATTTGGTATCAATTACGACAAAGCAAAATTGATTGTTGCTGAGATGTCTGATGAGCTAGATACTACTCATAAATTTAGAACAACAGAAGCTAACTATACTCAATTTGCCTTAGACCAAAGATTTCTTTATGATACTAACACAGTTTTACGATATCCTTGATGAAATAGATGTAACCCCTAATGCATTTCATATTTTATGGTGTATTGCTAACAAGCGTAGACCTAAGTCTGTAAATGCGCATACTGAATTAAGAAATCTTAATGCAGCTAAACTTATAGATGATAAGTATGCAATAACCGAGGAAGGTAAAACGGTTTTAGATAAAGTATCAACCGTATTTAAAACGGAAATAGTTGAGCAAAAACCAATTGTGTCAGATGACTATATTGCTCAGTACCTTAACCTATTCCCTAAAGGTAAATTACCTAGCGGCAAATCAGCCAGGGTAAATCGTAGGGATATAGATAAGGCCTTTAAATGGTTCTTTCAGAACTATGATTATAGTTGGGATACAATCCTTAAGGCAACTGCCTACTATGTAGATAGCTTTGAGAAACAAAAGTTTATGTACATGAGGAACTCCCAATATTTTATAGGTAAAACTAATCCAGATAAAACTAAAGACTCAGATTTAGCAAGTTATTGTGAGATCATTCTAAACGGTGGTTACGAAGAAGAAACCACATTATCAGAAAAAGTAGTATGACGTATAAAAAGTTAGCAGCTGTTGTAATGATGTTATCCATCATGCTCCTGTTGCATGTAATTGTTTGGAGAGTTAGTACAGATATACTACACATTCAAATTAGTTTTCTGCAGATAATTTTTATCAATATTTTCTTGGAAGTATTGAGCAAAGGTTATAGTTTTATATCCCGGAAAGTTCTAGAATCATTCTGAGTTACTGCTCCGGTAACAATTTCATTTTCAGTATAATGGCAGAAAAAAATCATGCTTGGAAAGGGCAGAAAGATGGTTTTGTCCAAGCACTAGAATACATGAAAGGAAGGAGAGACGGTAAGATACGTAGTATCAAAACCCCTTGGCCTAAATTTAATGATGCATCTACCGATGGTATAGAGTGGAATACTCTAACTGTTATCGCAGGTAGGTCTGGTGCTGGTAAGACTTTAGTAAAAGACAATATTGTAAATAGCGCATTTGTACTGAATAAAGGTGAGGAATTTAGGATATTAGAATTTCAGTTCGAGATGCTTTCCAGAGTAACAGCATTACGTGAATTCTCCAGTGTGGTCAACAGATCATACAAAGATTTATGTAGTGCTAATGGTCAGCTAGATGATGAAACTCTTTTAAAATGCTATGACTATGCAAAGATTAGAGTAAAGTATCCTATTGACGTAGTAGAAAATCCCATGACTGTTAAAGAGATTGAAGAGGTAATCATTGATTACATGGAAAGTCACATTAATACAGAGGGAGAAGTTCCAAGATATGTCAATACGATTATTACTCTTGACCATTCATACCTGCTTAAGGTAAACAATGGGCAGAACAAGCAGGATATGCTTTATGAATTTGCTGAGACTCTTACAAAACTTAAGAGAAGATATCCTATTGCATTTATTATTCTAAGTCAGCTTAATAGAAACATTGATAATCCAGAGAGAAATGAAGATGGTAGGGCTGGTAACTATATCTTATCTTCAGATCTTATGGGTGCCGATGCTTTGCTTCAGCATGCTGACATCGTTGTTGGTCTTAACAGACCAGGGTATTTCAAAATTCGGTACTACGGTCCTGAAAGATACATTATTGATGATGAAAAAGTTATGGTAATGCACTTCCTGAAATGTAGGAATGGTGATACCAGAATGAGTTTCTTCAGAGGTAATTTTGAAAGCATGAGTGTAGTAGAAATACCGACACCACCGAAACAAGAAAAACGTTTAAATACAAAATAATGATTAAGACTCAAGAAAAGAAGAACCTAGTTGATAAAAAAGCTAGGATGCAAAATCTTGTAGAGTATCACCAGAATACTTTTAAGTTACTTGGTGTAGAAGATCCCCTGTTTGTACCTACAATGGCGTACAAACCTTATACGAAGACAGAGTTACATGTTAGTTTGTTTCCAAGTCAGTTAAGAAAGGAACAGGATATCTACACAGAGTTTGTAAATAAAGAGTTTGAACCTGAAACAGAGGAGAGAACTCTATATAAATGGAAATATAATAAATACTGGGAAGAGGAGTATGATTCTGTTGAATTAGAAAACAGCAGTGATCGTAGATACTTGGTTCCTGTAAGTGAATTAGAAGCAGTTATAATTCCTAAACCAAAGCAAGAAGTTGATTCTGAGATAATTACGTTTGATACCTTTGATGAAATCATGGATCCAGACGAAGATTGTCCATTAGATAGAATAACTTTGCGAGATTTAGCTGCAATTATGCTGAATAAACCAGTAAGCAGAAAGAAGTGGCTAAACCAAATAATTAAATCATAATGGAAATCGTACTGCCAACCAAGAAACAGAAGCCAGATACTGCAAGTCCAGAGAATCTTGTAATCTTTAGTAAGCCTAAGGTAGGTAAGACTACCTTGTTTGCTGATCTACCTGATTGTTTGATTCTAGATTTAGAATCTGGTTCCAAGTATGTTGAGGCTTTAAAGATTGGTGCTGCTAATGTAGATGAGATTAAGGCAATCGGTAAAGCAATTAAGGATGCAGGTTATCCCTATAAGTACGTAGCTGTAGATACAATTACTGCTTTAGAAGAAATTTGTATCCCATTTGCTGAGGAACTTTATTCTCAATCTCCAATGGGAAAGAGCTGGTTTACAGATGGTAAGACTAAGTATGGTAGCATACTTAACATGCCTAATGGTGCTGGTTACCCTTGGTTACGTGAAGCATTCTCCACTATTATTGCTTATATTAAGAAGTGGGCACCAAGAGTTATTCTTGCTGGTCACGTAAAGGATGTGCTGTTGGAAAAGAATGGAGCTGAATTCACATCAATGGATTTAGACCTAACAGGTAAACTTAAAAGGATTATCATGCAGCACTCTGATGCAATAGGATATTTGTACAGGAAAGGAGATACAAACATTCTTAGTTTCAAGACTAAAGATGATGTATCTTGTGGTGCAAGACCTATCCATTTAAAGAATAAAGAATTTGAAATTTCAAAAATTAACGAGGACGGTAGCGTAACAGTTGACTGGTCTCAAATCTTCATCGACTAAATTTAAAACCATGATTAGTACAAAGAACATTAAAGAAAACGGTTCATCATCATCAGTAGCAAAGACATTGTCCCCAGGAAATGCCTCTGTAAAAATTTATAACATCCGACTTGAGGCAACACCCTATAATAAGGAAGCTTACAATATCATTCTAGATGTTGAAGGTCCTGCATTAGGTGATGACTTTGAAGGATTTTATGTTGACAAAGACAATCCAGATTTGGGTCGTCATCAGGGTCAGGTAGGTCGTGTTAAGCTTACAGAATATCCATTTGCTGATGCAACAACTCCGAAAGGAAATGTAATTGTTCGTGATGAAGAGATTCTTAAAGCAATCAAGAACCTGTGTAAAGAGACTAAGTCACTAGCCTGGTTAGAATCACAAGATGAAAAGCATGATACTGTTGACTCATTGGTTAATCAGTTTAATTATGATAAACCATTTGCCAATAAGTTCCTACGTGTATGTATTGCAGGTAAAGAATACCAGAATAAAGCTGGTTATACTAACCACGATTTGTATTTTCCTAAATGGTCTAAGGATGGCATTGCATATGAAAGTGCTGAGATTGACGAAGTAAAAAGCAAAGTAGTTAAGTTCAATACTGAAGTTCATATTAAGAAAAGCAAGACCGTAGAGGTTAAAACATTTGGAGAGTCTACAACAAAGAAGTCTCTGGCTGATGATTTCGAGTTGTAATAGTTAACTTATAAGATAACAAAGGGGGCAGAATTAACTGTCCCCTTTAATTTTTTATAGCATGCTTAGTACAAGATCAATAGTAGTATCAATAGATGAGGTTCCATCTACTTGGATATATGAATATTATTGTAAGCTAACCGAAAAGCTTACAGGTCAGAGTGTTAAGATGAAATCTTTGTTTAATCATAAAGATACTAACCCTAGTTTCTTTATCTATTACAGAGATGGTAAGTATAAATGGAAAGATTTTTCTACAGGCTTTGGTGGTAGTGATGTAAATCTGGTTTCTGAAATGTATAGTTTAGAATATCCTGAAACTGTTCAGTTGATAATGAAAGACTATTCAGTATTCCTAGAGAAAAACAAAAATGGATATACACTTAGTCCAATAGTTGAGGAAAATAAGTATGAGCTATCAACCGTAGTAACAAGACATTGGAATAATCTAGACGCAAGTTACTGGCTACAGTATAATATAGGTTCTGAAACATTAGAAAGATTTAATGTAAAGCCTATTGAATATTATGCTTTTACTTGCACTGACAAACCAGGTTTTGATGTGCGCAGTAATTATATGTATGGTTATTATAATTCAAATAACCAGATATGTAAAATCTACAGACCTAAAAGCCAAGACTATAAATTCATAAAGGTCAGGGATTATTTGCAAGGCACAGATCAGCTAGAGTTTAATAAGCCATATCTAGTAATATGCAGTTCTTTAAAGGATGCTATGTGCATAGATTCTATGGGTTATCCTATAGAAGTAGTTGCACCGGATAGTGAGAATAGTATAATCCGTAAAGAGATAATTGATTTATATAAAATAAAATATAAAGCTATTTGTACTTTACTTGATAATGACAAGGTTGGTATAGAAGCAATGGCAAAATACAATGCACTTTATCAGATTCCAGGTATACATCTCAAGTTAGAAAAGGATTTATCTGACTCAGTTAAAGTTCATGGTATTGAAACTGTGGATAGAATTCTTAGACCGATCCTTAAAAACATTTTACTAAGATGAGTTGGTTATATAACGGTGCTGTCTTTACTGAAGACATGATACCTGAAAATGCTTTTGGTTTTATCTATATCATGGGAGCCATAATTGATGGTAAATCAGTAAGTTACGTTGGTAAGAAAAACTTTTATGCAGAAGTAAAAACAAGACTTAGTAAGAAGGCAATGCCTACAGACAAACGTAAAAAGACGTACAAACGTGTACGGAAATGTACGTATCAAAATTATTTTAGTAGCAATGAAGCACTAAAACAAGCTCATAAAGATGGTGTACATATTAAAAGAGAAATCATAAAGATATGTTACACTAAGTCTGAGCTGTCATACCAAGAAGTAAAGTACCAATTTATGTTTGGAGTACTTGAATCTGAATCTTGGTTAAATGGAAATATTCTCGGTAAATTTTACAAACAAAACAAATGACTGAAGCAGAAATCATGGCAGCTATGCTGTCTATATACGAGCAAGGAATAGAAATGGTAGAAGTAGACTTCTCTGGATCAGGAGATAGTGGTGATATAGATGAATGGAGATATCTTGATGCTGATAATGATGAAATTGATATCGATGATAAGTCAGAGGCAATAATAAAAATGATTGGGGAAGAAATTATTAATCATAATTATGGCTATGACTGGTATAATAATGAAGGTGGTCGTGGTACATTGTATATGAATCTTAAGAAAAGAACTTGGAAAATAGAGGGTGTTCAGTATGTAGAAGAACCTAATAGTGAAGAAGGAGAACTTGTAAATATCTTAAGTAAGCTAAATGTAAATTCCTGATGGCACATCCCCATGAACATGCAAAAAGTTCTGTCAAAAAATGGGGTGGTAAACTAGAAGATTACACAGACATTCATGATTGGTTTGATGAAACTAAGGCCTGGTATGGTCATAGTATGCATCGGCTATTCCGTCATCACAGCGAGGGAATATTTGAATGTGAAAGAATCTTCGGTGCTTACTTCATCAATTCTGATGGTAAGAAAGTTTACACCCGTTATGTTGGAGAACAACATGTAAAAGAAGATTGCAATGGTTACATACCAAGTGCAAGAGAATGGATATTATTTATGAATAATCCACAAAAGTGGATGCTTAAAACACTGGATATCAATGACTAATCAATTAGAATTAACGTCAGAGATTTGTGATAACATGCTTAAAATGATGCAGTCAAGTGACAAGGATAACTTGACAGTTGCTGCAGAGACTATTAGACATATAGATGTAACTGAAAATCTACCTTATCTATTAATCTTATTT